TTTACCTTTTTACTAGAACCAACGAGATAATATGCCCTTTACACAGTTTACAAGTTTAGACTTTGATGATATCAAAGCACAAATTAAAGATTTTCTTCGTTCAAACTCAAATTTTGCTGATTTTGACTTTGAAGGTTCTAACTTTTCAGTTTTAATTGACACACTCGCATATAATACTTACATCAATGCATTTAATGCGAACTTAGTTGCAAATGAATCATTTTTAGATTCTGCTACAGTTCGTGAAAACGTAGTATCACTTGCAAGAAATATTGGTTATATACCCCGTTCAAAAACCGCTGCAACAGCGACTATTCGTTTAAATGATATAAATGTCGGAACAACAAATGATAGCACTACAAAGTTCTTAAAACTACGTTCAGGTCTTGTTTGTGTAGGTAGTGCAGAGAATACCACATATCGTTTTTCAATTCCCGATGATGTAATTTCAACTAGAATAAAGGATGTAGGAGGAACATCATTTGCTCAGTTTGATGATCCAATCACAATTTATGAGGGAACATACTTACAAAGAGTCTATAGAGTCGATACATCTCAAGATCAAAGATATATTATTGATAGTCCTAACATTGATAGTTCAACATTAAGAGTATTTGTATCTGGAATATCAGATACAACAATAGGTAGAAAATATAGTATGGTCGATAACATATTAAATATCGACAAAAACTCTGAAATTTTCCTTGCACAGGAAGTTCAAGACGAAAAATATGAAATATTATTTGGTGATGGTTTATTTGGAAGAAAATTAGAAAACAATTCAGTTATTACTGCAAGATATATTGTTACTGAAGGTCAGACTGGTAATGGTGCATCTAATTTTAGTTTCCAAGGTTCATTTACAAAGAGTGATGATACACTCTTTACACCAACTGATACAATTACTGTAAGCACTGTAACAAACGCTTCTAATGGTGCTGAAGTTGAAGACCTGTCTTCTATTAAGTATTTTGCTCCAAGACTCTATTCAGCACAATATAGAGCAGTTACACCAAGGGATTATGAAGCAATAATAGGTACAATCTTCCCTCAAACTGAATCTGTAGCAGTCGTTGGTGGAGAGGAGTTAGACCCACCTCAATTTGGTAAAGTTCAAATCAGTATCAAACCGAAAAATGGTACTTTTGTATCTGACTTTGACAAATCTCAGATTAAAAATAAATTAAAGAACTACTCTATCGCTGGTATAAATTCTGAAATAGTTGACTTAAAGATACTATATGTGGAAATAGATACAACAATCTATTACAACCCATCACAGATTGCATCTGCTGCTGGTTTAAGAAGTTCAGTTGTTGAAGGATTGAATGAATATGCAGGAAATGTTGAACTAAACAAGTTCGGTGGTAGATTTAAATATAGTAAAGTTAGCACTTTAATTGACCGTATTGACAATGGAATTACATCTAATATTACTAAAGTAATTGTCAGAAGAGATTTGAAAGCATTATTGAATCAATTTGCACAATATGAACTTTGCTTTGGTAATAAATTTAATATTAATCCTGCAGGATTTAATGTTAAGAGCACAGGATTTACTATTAATGGATTCAATGATATTGCATATATTACAGATGTGCCAAACAAGACTGCATCTGGTGCTTTAGATGGCACTGAAAAGGGTACACTTTCAATAGTATCTAAAAATAATAGGGGTGAACAGAGAGTTATTGTTAAGGATGCTGGTATGGTTGATTATAAAAAAGGTGAAGTAATTTTAAATACAATCAATATCACATCAACAGTGAATGATAATAACATAATTGAAGTTCAGGCATTCCCTGAATCAAATGATGTTGTTGGTTTGAAAGATTTGTATCTCAATTTTGATGTATCAAAGAGTACAATAAATACTATTAAGGACGTAATCGCTTCAGGTGAAGATGTTTCAGGAGTCCTATTTACTAGAGATTATTACACATCAAGTTACTCTAACGGAGATTTAGAGAGGAAATAATTTATGTCAAATATTGACAAAAGAATACAAGTCAATACTATTATTGAAAATCAGTTACCTGAGTTTGTGGTATCTGATTTTCCTAATGCAACTGAGTTTTTAAAACAATATTATATTTCACAGGAGTTTCAAGGTGGACCTTCTGATTTAATTAATAATTTTGATCAATATTTAAAAGTTGATAATTTAGTTCCTGAAGTTGTTGTCGGTGTTACAACAATTTCTTCTGATGTATCGACAACAGATACAACTATTACTGTACCTAGCACTAAAGGTTTTCCATCTGAGTATGGATTACTTAAGATTGATAATGAAATAATTTCTTATACTGGTATCACTTCAACAACTTTCACTGGATGTATACGTGGTTTTAGTGGAATTACTGGATTTAATGTTGGAGTATCTTCATCACTTCTTGAAGTCAATCGTGAAAGTTTAAAATTTAGTGAAACAACTGCGACAACTCACACATCTGGTTCTACATTAACAAATTTATCAGTATTATTCATACAGGAATTCTTTAAAAAATTAAAGAAATCTTTTTTACCAGGTTTAGAAAATAACGATTTTTCTGAAAATTTAGATGCTGGTAACTTTGTAAAATTTGCTCGTTCATTCTATCAATCAAAAGGTATTGAAGAATCAGTAAGAATATTATTTAAAGTATTGTACGGTGTAGAATCAAGAGTGCTCGACTTAGAGGGCAATCTTATAAAACCATCTGATGCTGAATTTATACGTCGTGAGGTTGTTGTAGCAGATTTAATTACACCAACTGGAGAACCACAAAACTTAACTGGTCAAACAATATTCAAATCAACTGACACTTCAACAAATGCGTCAGTATCAGAAGTAGAAATAATTAAAAGAGAAGGCAAAAATTATTATAAAATTGCATTATTTGTTGGATTTAGTGATCGTGACTTGATTGAAGGTGTATTTACTGTTCCTGGTAATACAAAAGTTCTTGATGCTGCACCTGCAGGTGCTACAATTATTAATGTTGATTCAACCGTAGGATTTGGTACTACAGGAACTGTAATTAGTGGTGCTAATTCTCATATAGATTATACATCTAAATCAATAAATCAATTCTTTGGATGTAGTGGTATTGGTGTTGGAATTGGTACTGCTGATAATCTTAGAGCAAATGAAACAATATTTGGATATGAGAATGGTGATTTATCAAAAAGAGTTGACTTAAGAATTACTGGTGTACTATCAGAATTAGTCCCTATTTCTGATATTAGTTTGATTAATGAAGGAGAAAACTTCTTTGTAAAAAATATAGGTGAAAAGATTGAAAATGATAATGACAATTACAAACAAATATTTGCTAATTCTTGGATTTACAATACAAGTTCAAGATTTCAAGTTGATATACCACTTGGTAGTTCAACATTTACCTTAAAAACTAATATTGATAAATCATCTCTTAAACTTGGAGATAGGTTTGATATCTTAAAACGCAATGAGCAAGTTGTTGTTGGTAGTGGTACAGTTGCAAGTATAAACGTTACATTAAATCAGATAACTGTTACTAACATCGCTGGATTTACTCAAGATGCAAATCAATTATATGATATTCGTAGGAAGGTAGAGAAAGTTACAAGTTCAGGTGTTAATATTTTACAGGGAAATGATTCAATTATTGCAGATACTTTAAGTGTTTACACTGACGGTAATGCTGATGGATACGTAGCATCAAACTCTCTTCCAAGTTATGACATTACAACAAACATAATTGAAGAAAGTCTTACAGGGGGAACTGCAGCAAGTCTTGATGCATTTAATCCATTAAATGATAGATACAGTTTTCTTAACTTTAATATTAGTAGAAATATTAAATTTATTCAGGGTGATGCTGTAGTATATCAACCTGAAGGAGATGCACTCATAGGTTTAGATACTGGAAGAACATATTTTGTAGATCCTGTCTTACCAGAACCAGGTCAAGATATTACAAAGATAAGAATTTTCAATTCTTTAGCACAAATTGGTTCTGCAAGTACAGTTCAAGTAGGTCCGACTACATCAACTACTGATATTCATAGATTTGTACTAAAAAAACACGCTAGTCGTAATTTAGATGCTGATAAAATTTTAAGAAAAATTCCTCTAGTTCAAAATTTATTTGTTAGTTCAAATCAAGATATTCCTACAAGTGATATTGGTGTATTAATAAATGGAGTTCAGATTCACTCTCCTATTTCAGATAATCAAATATATTACGGTCCTCTTGAATCTGTTGACTTATTAAATGGGGGAGATGGGTACGATATTGTCAATCCTCCTATAGTGGGAATTGAGACAAGTAGTGGAATAGGTGCTGCTGTTGAACCTATTATAAGAGGTTCTGTAAAAGATGTATTCGTAGACCCACAAGAATTTGATATTGACCAAGTAACAAGTATTTCTTTAACAGGTGGTAATGGAAGTGGTTGTGTATTGCAACCAATACTAGGTAATAGAAACAGAGAATTACAATTTGATAGTAGAGATGTATTTTTTAATGGTGGTGTAGATATATTAAATGAAACTATAACATTTAAATCACAACATAATCTAACTGACGGTCAGTTGGTTTATTACGGTTCAAATGGAAATAATCCAATAGGTATTGGAACTGCTTTTGATCCTGAAAATAAAGTTAGTGGCACATTATCAGATGGTGCACCATATTTTGTTAGATCCGTAAACCCATCTACAGTAAGAATATTTAATACAAAAGCAGATGCTTTATTTGGAACAACTGGTATTAATACTGTAGGTTTATCAACAGATACCTCTGCAAGTGGTATTCATAAATTTAGAACAGAAAATAGAAACACTTTAGTTGCGGTTAAGGTATTAGAAGAGGGTTCTGGATATACGCATCGTAAATTAAGAGTAAAACCATCAGGCATATCTACATCACTAAATGTAGTTACTTTTAAAAATCACGGATTTGAAAGTGGAGAAGTGGTAGAGTATTCTGCAGAGACAACAGCGATACAAGGTTTAAGTACAACATCATCATATTATATTAAAAAATTAACTAATGATACTTTCCAATTAGCAGATGCAGGTATCGGGGGTACATCAACTGTAGATTATAATAGAGGTAAGTATGTAAACTTTGCTTCATCTGGAGAAGGATTCCAAATATTTAATTTCCCTCAGATAAAAGTTAATGTAGATGTATCATATGGTTCAACAATTACAGGTGATATTGTTATCACTCCTGTTGTAACTGGAGAGTTAATTGGTGGATATCTTTATGAAGAGGGAACAAATTATGGTTCAACTACACTTGATAAAGAAGTAATACCTAAAGTATCAATTGAAAATGGTAAATTTGCAGAATTCAAACCAATTATTGTAAATGGTAGAATTACAGATGTAGCAGTTGTAAACAGAGGTAGAGAATATAATTCAAGTCCTGAAATAAGAGTTATATCAACAGGTGCTGGAGCTGGTGCTGTAGTTCGTCCTGTTATCGAAAATGGACAAGTAATTGACGCTATAGTTACAAATACTGGTATTGGTTATAGTAGTCTTTCAACAGAAGTTAGAGCATTCTCTAGAGGTTCTAGTGGTGTCTATGCTGCTAGAGTAAGAAGCTTAACTTTAAATAATACACATAGATTTGGTGATTCATTCTTATCACAAAAAGAGGATTCACTTAAGTTTAGTATCTTAGGTTATTCTCAAGAAATAGCAAATAATTTTGAAAATACATTTACAGTAAATTCTAACGGTGAATTCAATCAAATAATTGGACACTCACCAATTGTTGGTTGGGCATATGATGGAAATCCAATATACGGACCTTTTGGATACTCAGACCCAAGTAATATAAACTCTGACTTAAAAATATTAACACCATCATATGTAACTGATATTAATAGAGTTGAAAATCGTCCAACAGGATATTCAGCAGGATTTTTTGTAGAAGATCACGTATATGATGGCACAGGTGATTTGGATATTCACAACGGAAGATTTGGAAAAACTCCAGAATTTCCTAATGGTGTATACGCATACTTCGCAACCGTTGGATTAGGAACTGGTACGAATAAATTAGAGGGAATATATCCATATTTTATTGGTAATACTTATCGTTCACCATTCATAGTTGAAAATCAGACTCTTACTCAGGAATTTGATTTCAATAATTCAGGTTTAAGAAGAAATACTTTACCATATAATGTAGATGAACCATTTGCTGGAAATGATTTTGTTATCGAATCATATGAAAAAATTAGACAAGTATCAAAAATTGAATCAGTAACAAAGGGTGGAGTTGACGGATTTACTATTCTAAACGGTGGTACAGGATATAAAGTTGGTGATATAACAGAATTTGACGATGAAGGTACAAATGGTTCTGGATTCCGTGCAGAGGTTGATGAAATAGTTGGTATAGGAATATCTACAATTAATACAACTATTGTACCATTTGAGGGTGCTATTTTTGAGTGGAAGAGTGCAAGTGAAGTTGTAGTAAATTATTTACCATTTATTGAATTAAACGATCAAACATCAGTATCAATATCTGGTTTAAGTAGTTCTATTGTTAATTTAACAGATTCATTTAACGTTGGTGTAAAAACTTCAAGAATAGGACTAGCACAGAGTATGACACAAGGTGCTGCGAATGGTTTGATACAAGACATCTACGTTACTGAAATTCCAAATACGATTGCTATAGGTGGTTCATTAAGAGTTGGATCAGGAAATACATCAGATGTAGAGACTTTAAGGGTATTAAATGTTTATGACTTAAGAAAAGTAATTAGAGTTCAAAGACATACAGGTATTGCACATACTTTAGGTTCTAATGTTGATGTACTTAACAACAAAATTAGTATTCCTGTTAAGACCAGTAAGTTCACATCTGAAGTAAATGATATTATCTACTTTAACGGACCTCAATCAGTTGGTGTTGGTACAACCTCTGGTGGAGCGATAGAAGTTGAAAGAGTTACAGGTGAGATTAAGGAAACCGTTTCTATTCCTACAAGAACTATTCACATTCCAAATCATCCATTTAAAACTGGTCAAAAAATAACATTAAACAAAAGAAATGGAGCAAATAGATTTGATGTAGGAAGAACTCCTAATGTCACTGAATTTAAAATACCTCATCTTGGACAAAATTCACTTGATGTATATGTAATAGACAAAGGTGAGGATAATATTGGTATTTTAACAACAAAAGTTGGTATTGGTAGCACAAGTGAAGGATTATATTTCTACAGTAATGGTTCTAATTCAGGTATTTCATCTGGATTATACTTCTTCCAATCAAATAAAGAGCAAGTTAGTGGAGATGTTGATAAAATAGTTACCACAGTATCTACAAATGTTTCTGCAGCGAATACAACAACACATAATTTAGTTGAAGGTGACACAATTAGGATGAATGTACTTCCTAATCTAAATGTTGGTAATGGAACAACGATTCCTGTATCTGTGAATTATAATGCTGAATTTGAAAAATTAATTATAGATCCAATTCTATTCACTGCTTCAGATGTTGAAACAAATCAAATTGATATAGTTGATCACGGATTCAAGACAGGTGATAAAGTATTTTACGATGGTAGTGCAACTGGAATAAGCACAGGAACATATTTTGTTAACAGAGTAAGTAGTAGAAGATTCCAACTATCTGAAACAATTGAAGATAATAATGCAGACCCAGTAAGAACTGTAAGTATAACAGCAAATACTGGTGGAGATCAATCAATAGGATTAATCAATCCACGAATTGATGTTGTAAAAAATTCTAAATTGAACTTTGGTCTAACAAGTTCCACTTTATTAAACTTTGACTTCAAACTATTCTATGATAGAGATTTAACTAACGAATACTTAAGTTCACAAGATTCTCCTTCATTTAATGTTGGTGTTGGTGGCACTATAGGTATTGGTACAAATAACACTGACCCAATAGGAGCAGCATTAACAGTTCAATATTCAGAGTCAACACCTGGTAGATTATATTATGGATTGACAAAGGGTGGTTTCATAAGCACAGCAGATACTGAAGTCTCAAACTACTCTGAAATAAGATTTATTGATAGTGAATATAATAACGAATATAAAATATTCAATGTCACTGATAGTACATTTGATTTTTCTCCAAAAATTCCTGAGTTTCTAACATATAATTCAAGTGATTGTGAAAAATTAGAATACTCAACAAGATCTACTGCTGTTCATGGTCAAATAAAAGACTTAAGTATTATATCACCTGGTTTTAATTACAAAAAATTACCACAATTTAAATCTGTTAAAAGTGAAAGTGGAACCGATGCAAATATTATTGCATCTTCAAGGGATATTGGAAGAATTAAAAAGATTAGAATTGTTGATATTGGATATGAATATTCATCAGATAAAACTCTAAGTCCAGAGGCTTTTATTTCACCTGTTGTAAACATTGATAATTTAGATGTAATCGACTCAGTTGATATTATAAGTGGTGGTGCTGATTATATGAGCACACCAAATTTAATAGTATTCAATCCAATTTCAAACACTGTTGTAGACACACTTTCATTACAACCATTTACACCTAACCAAACAATATCAAGAGTTGATGTTTTATCACCTGTGACTGGATTAGATTCAGTAGTTCATAAGATAATTTCAATTAACAACTCAAACGGTGTAGGAATTAATTCACTTCAAACAAGCAATTCGGGTGTTGTTACTTGTTTCCTTGAGACTCCTATCAATGGATTTGAAAATCAACCATTTGCAACAGGAGATCAAGTATATGTTGAGGGTATACAAAGAGTAGGAGAGGCAGGAATTGGTGCTACACAAGGTGGAATATCAACTAACACAACAGTTGAAGGTACTGGTTATAATTCAGACAACTATAATTATCAATTCTTTGATGTAGATGAGTACATTATAGGCACACAGTGTATTTTGAAATTTAGCACAGCAGGTGTAACTACAAATCCAGGTATTGCAAAAACATTCCAATCTGGGTATGCAACTTTAGTTAATAAGAAAAAATATCCAGTTATTGAACCTATACAATCTAGAGGTGTATTTGAATTAAAAGAAACACTCATAGTCGGTACTGAAATCACAGATTTAAAAGTTATAGAGGTAAGAAATGATTACATCAAAATTGATGGAAAGTATAAATTAAGAATCGGTGACAGAATAAAAGGTGAATTAAGTAACGTATCTGCTGAAATTACTGGTTTAGTTGATAATCAAGCAAAATTCACCACTGATTTTTCAAACAGACAAGAATATGGTTGGTTAGATGATATTGGTAAATTAAACGAAGATTATCAAGTCATACCTGATAATGATTATTACCAAAATCTCTCTTACACAGTCAAGAGTCCAATTGAATGGGAAAAATTCTCAAATCCAGTCAATCGCTTAGTTCACCCATCAGGTCTAAAAAACTTCTCTGATACCGCAATAACATCAAATCTAAAAGTTGGAGTTGGTCAAGTTAGAGAGTCAAATCAAACTGTTGTTTTAGATGTAGGTAATGTCTTAGAACTTAATGATAAACAAAGAGTTGATGCAATTAATAATTTTGATTTTGCAAGAGATTTTGACACTAGAGTGAATGGTTCTAAATTCTTAACCTTTAAAAACAGAACTCTGTCTGATTTCACAAGATGTAAGACAAACAGAGTATTATTACATGATGATATAAGTGATAACTTCTCAAGTGAAGGTTTTGAGAGTACTAATACTATTATTGAACCATTAGTTGAGGACTTTGGACATTATCTTGTACAGATAGTTGATCCTGATAATTTTGATACTCAGTTTTCAGAAATTGTTACTCTAACAACTGAAAGCAGTGCATTTATTCTTGAAAAAACAACTGACTTTACAACAGTTAAGTTAGGTGACTTTAATACTGAAATATTACAAACTGGAACTAAGAATCTTGTTTTTGAACCAACTGAGAAGTTTATTAAAGATCACGATATAAAATTATTAAAAATAGATTTTAATACAGATTTAGCAGGTATCGGAACAAATGGTATTGGTAGTATTGATTTAACTGGTGTAAACACTGGTGTAGGTTCTACAACCATTGGATTTACAACTTCATCAATTGTAGAAGTTCCAACATATGATTTCAATGGTTTATACGCAACCGTATTTGTTCAAGATAGTTTCACAAAAGAAATTAATTACAATGAAGTCATAGTTGATTTCGATGGAACAGATACAACAATTGCTGAAACATACGTTGATACTCAATCTGGATTAAGTCAGTCTTCCATTGGTATTGTTACTGCAAGAGTAGAAAATAATCTTATTAAATTACAAGTTGAAAATGATAGAGTTAACACACTCGATGTTAGAGCGAATATTGTTGGATTAGGTTCTACTGCCTCTGGAATTGGAACTTATCGTTTTTCTGTTGCTGGTCAACCTGCTGGTGCTGAAAGAAGTGCAAGATTAGAATCAGGTTATGTAACAACAACATCAAGTCCAGTTACATATACTACCCTAAACAAATTAATTGATAGTAGTGTAAAATCATTAGTTAGAGTTTCTTGTGGTGAAACATCAGCAGTACATCAAGTGGTATCAATTCGTGATGTTGATGATATTCTAACTGTACAATATCCATTTGTATCAGCTGGTTCAACAACAGGTATTGGAACATTTGGGGGTGAAATAAGTGGTGATAATATAAATTTAAAATTTTATCCCGATTCCGAGTTTGATTCATTGATCGAGGTTCAATCATATAATCAAATATTATACACAGCAAGTGATTTTGAAAATACACCACCAGATTTAACATATGGTACTGTTGCACAAAAAGTATTTTTAACAACTTATGATGGTGCTGCTGGACTTAGAGCAAATAAAAAAGATTTTGTATTAAAACATAATGATATCCCAATTTATTCTAAGACATTTAATCCAGTTGGAACAATAAGCACCACTACAAGCACTGTTGAAATACCAAGTCATTTCTTTAATGATAATGAAGAGTTGACATATACACCTGATTCAACATTCATTGGAATTGCAGCTACAGCAATATCCATTGGATCAACAGCAAATATTGCAGGAGTTGTGACAACATTACTACCGACCACTGTTTATGCAAAAGTTGTAGATGAAAATCAATTCCAATTATTTACAAGACCTGAATATGTTGCATCAGGTAATCCAGTAACATTTACAGGAATCGGTGCTGGTAATGCTCATAAACTTATTATGAGAAAGGCACTCACAAAAACAATGATTGGATTAGATGGAGTTGTTCAACAACCAATTTCATTTACTTCTATCACTCATAATTTGGGAGTTTTTGATGGATTTACATATAATAATGGAGTTGGTATTGGATTATCACAATTTGTATTAAGTGGAATTGGTTCTGTTGCTCCAAGAGATTTTCTTAAAATAGATGATGAATATGTAAAAGTTACGGAAGTTGGATTCTCAAGTACACCTACTGGAGTTATAAACGATTCAACTGATGTATCACTAGGTATTGCAACTCTACCAGTAGTAAAAGTTGATAGAGGTCAATTAGGTATCGCAGCAACTTCACACGTTGTGAATTCCACTATGAGAGTTCACAGAGGTGCTTTCAATATTGTTGAGAGTACTGTATTTTTTGCAGAACCTCCAAAGGGAAATAACAGATCAAGAAGAGATGAAACTAATTTACCATTTGTAAAAGCAGGTTTTAGTGGTAGAACATTCCTTAGAAGTAACTATACAACTAATATGTTGTTTGATGACATATCTGATAACTTCACTGGAATAGGTAAGACATATACATTAACTGTTGGAGGTGCGAATACATCTTCAGGTATTGGCGTAGGAAATGGAGTTCTATTCATCAATGGCGTATTCCAAACTCCTAAAACTGTTAATAATACTGGTAGTAATTACGAATTTATATCTGATACAACTGCTGGTATATCAACTGTGCAATTTAGTGGTATTACATCCACAAATGGAGATTTTATCGTATCCGAATTTGATATAAACCAAAACCAAGTTCCTAGAGGTGGACTCATAGTTTCATTAGGTTCAACACCTGGCACAGGATATGCTCCATTACAAGGTGCAAAAGTAAAAGCATTTAAAGATGCAAATGGTGGATTAACAAGTGTTGTGGGTATTGCGACATCTTCAGGATTCAATCTTGGTATACAAACTGCTGCATATGATAATATTACTGGTATTATTACAGTTACAACTGATATTGTTCACGGTTTTGGATTAGAGAGACCAAATACAGTCAAACTTAAAGGATTAGAATTCAGATGTCCTAAGACTGTTGTAGGGACACCTACAAACGCAACATATAATCCAGCAAACGGAGTGTTAGTATTAACTATTCCTAATCATGGACTTGTAAATGGTGATGCAGTAGTTCTTGATACTGGATCAATCTGCTTTACCTGTGATAAAGATAGTAATAACTCTACTCATTGTTATCCTCGTGCAACTGACCCTGCTGCTGGACAATATCTAACGGTAAGTAACGTTACAACAAATACCTTCAGAGTTAATGTTGGTGCATCTGCACCAAGTGACCAATATGTTCATACTTTTGTTTCTGCTGCTGCAAACTCTGTTAAGACAATTGGTGGTGGTGGGTATGTTGGAGTTACAACTACAATTTTCCAAGATCATGAAAGACCACTATTTGTAGTTGGTATTGTTTCTGATAGGACATTTGAGGTTCAAGCGGGTGCAAGTACAATTCCTCACACATATCAAGGTGGTGGACACGCATTTGAATTCTTTGAAGATCTTACATTTGGTTCTGGATATCGTGGTGGTTCTGTTGCAATTGGTGTTACTGATGAAGCGTATGAACATAGATTTGTAAGTTCTGGTATAGGTTCAATACGTAAGGGTAATTTTGCAGCCACTGGTGCAAATGCATTTACAGCGACAAATGCTGTATATACATCTCATACAGGTCAATTAGTTCTAACCATACCTGATCATGGTTTATCAACAAGTGATACTGTTGGTATTGACACTGGTGGATTAGTATTCAAGTGTTCAAAAGATAATTTCTTCTCAGATCATCCATATCCACGTTCACTATCTAAGACAAGTTCTCCAAACTCAGACCCAGTTGCAGGTATTCAAACTGCAATCCTTGCCACAACACTTAATACAATAACAATAAATGTTGGTCAAGGTGGTGGCGGTGGTACAGGAGCAGTTGTAACTGCAACAGTTGGTGTAGGTGGTACACTTGCATTTAACATAGTTTCTGCAGGAACAAGTTATGTTAATCCTAAGATTATAATACCTGAACCAAATTATGATAACTTACCAGTTATTGGTGTATCACGACAAGGAATTGGTGCAACAACTGAAACAGGTTCTAATTTATTAGTTGATGTTAAAGTTAGTGCAGCGAAAACAACTGTTGGTATTGGTTCTACTACTTTTGAAATATCTGAATTTTCTATCGCAAGACCTGGACATTCATTCAAAATTGGTGATAAATTCAAACCAGTTGGTTTAGTAACTGCTGCACATTTGTCAGCACCATTACAAGAATTTGAATTAGAAGTTACTCAAATATTCCAAGACAAATTCTCATCTTGGCAATTTGGTGAAATAGACTTCATAGATTCTATTGGTAATTTACAAGATGGTTCAAGAACAAGATTCCCATTATTCTTTAATGGTCAATTACTAAGTTTTGAAAAGGATCTTAATAATGCCCGTTCACAGTTAATTGATTTAAATGCTGTTCTTCTCATATTCATAAATGGTGTTCTACAAGAACCTGGTTCTTCATATACATTTGAGGGTGGTACAACATTTGAATTTGAGGAGGCACCAAGAGCAGAGGCACAAGTTGATATCTTCTTCTACAAGGGACAAGATGGAATTGATGTTGATACTGCTGATATTCAACAAACTGTTAAAATAGGAGATGAACTTAGACTATTCAAACATGCTATTGGAGTGTCAACTTCACAACAATCTGAAAGAACAGTTAAAGAAATACTTGGTGCAAAACTTGTAGAAACAGATATTTACACTGGTGCTGGTATTGATGAGAAAAATGATAAACCAGTAAGATGGACTAAACAAAAAGTTGATATTGTATTAGGTGGTAAGAAAATTGATAAGTCAAGAGAAATACTTGAACCTCAAATTTATCCAACTTCTAAGATAATTGGAGATTTTACAACAACATCTGGTATACAAAATACAAATGGCATATTTGTAGATGATGCTGAAGTATTCTTCTATGAAAAGGGTGATCATTTGACTTCTACAAATCCAGATGAATCAGATGGTGACTATAATTTAGATTTCAATTCTGTTGATGCACTTGTTACTTCAGGTGAAATTAATGTTGGTGCGTCTGCGACTGCGATTGTATCTTCTGCTGGAACTATTACGTCATTGGATATTACAAACGCAGGTTCTGGATATGCGAGTGCAACAATAAAAATAAGTGCACCACCTGTAATAGGTGTTGGTATAGGTTCCACAGCAACAGCAACTGCTACTATTACTAATGGTACGATTACATCAACATCAATAACAAATCCTGGTTTAGGTTATTCTAACTTAACACCACCACAAGTTATCATAGATTTACCAACATTCAAGACTGAAAAGATTACATCAATTGATAATGTTGAAGGATTTACTGGTATCATCACAGGTATTAGCACAACTACAGTAAGTGGTCAATCAGCACTTAAGTTCTTCTTTAGAGCAGATAAAGCAGCAAATTCATTATTAGTTGGTTATCCAATACTCATAAAAGACACAGTTGTTGGAACAGGTGTTATATCTGTTGATACACATAATTCATCTGTAGTTGGAATAGGTTCAACTTTCTTAGATAACATTTATAAAGTTCACGCAATAACTTCAACTGGTGAAAATGGTGAAATCACCTGTAATATTCAAAATGGACAGACTACTGGTGTTGGAGCAGGTTTGACAGGTAACTTTAACAATAGTAATCCTGGTATCGCAACTCATCTTGGTCGAATTAGTTGGGGTAGATTATATAATGCATCTCGCTCTTCAAGTCCTATTTCTATTGGAGTTACAGGATTTACAGTTAATACTGGACTAACAACCTTCCCAACCATTCAAAGAAAGAACTATTCTGTAGGATCTTTGAGAGGTCTGAGATCATCAGGTGCAATAAGAGTCTTTGGAATTTGATTACATTACCTCTATAAATAAAAGGAAAAGAAAAGTTTAAACAAAATGTCAGCAATAATTACTGATCAATTTAGAATTCTGAATGCTAACAACTTTGTTGAATCAGTAGAAAACACAAATAATTCATATTACGTTTTTATTGGTTTGCCAAATCCTGCTGGAACTGGTTCTTTAGTTGGATATGGTAGGTCTTCTGATTGGAATTCAAGCACACCTGCACCAACTGATAGTTTTTCCTATCGTAAGCATACAGGTGATACAATGATGTTTGGTAAGAAAATATCATCTGCGAATATCAGAAGAATAATAAGAAGAGTTGATTGGGTTGCTGGAAGTAGATATGAAATTTATAGAGATGATTATAGTGTAGAAAATCCAAGTCCTTTAACACAAGCAAATAGATTATACGATGCGAACTACTACGTACTTAATTCCGACTTTAAAGTTTACGTTTGTATTGATAATGGATCAACGGGAGCTAACCCTCTTGGAAATGTCTCCCA